TCCGACCATTAACTATCATATATTCATGATAATCCTTAGACAAATTATTACCTATAGGTGATAAGTATATTAGACATTACAGTGTCATTCAACTAAGGAGAATATTATGTGGACTAAACCTACAGCAACAGAAATGAGATTTGGATTTGAAGTAACAATGTATGTCTGTAACCGATAAGGAATACTTACATAGATTATTAGAAACATCAGATTGCATATAAAAGGGATTCCTCTTTGCGTCATAAATAGATGCAAAGGGGATTTCTTTTTATGGCACAAACTCCAAATTATTACATAGGTAAAGATGGTTTCGTCTGGTGGATTGGCGTAGTTGAAGATCGTAATGATCCGATACAACTAGGTCGTGTTCGTGTTCGTGTATACGGATACCACACTCAAGACAAAATCAAACTTCCTACTATTGACTTGCCATGGGCATATTCTATTCAACCAATGAACTCTGCCACTTCTGGCGGAATTGGTTCTTCACCTACTGGGCCGATTGAAGGCACATGGGTTGTAGGTTTCTGGCGTGACCCAGACTTCTATCAAGAACCAATGGTATTCGGAACACTGCCTGGCGTTACACCGGCCAATGCAGTTCCGCAAGGACAATCACCTTACACATTTGACCCAGCACAAAGAGTTCCACAGTCTGAACCTGTTACGACAACAACAACTGCAAATGGAACACAGACTGCATTCACGACTCCAGCAGATACAACTGACGCAACTGTTCTTGTAAAAGTTAATGGTGTGGTTCAAACACCTACTAACATCGCTCCCTCTTCACCTAACAATGTTGAACTTACGGAATCAGATTACAGCGGTGGCACAACTTATACCGCAAATGATTTTTCACAATCTCGTTTTGCATCTAACATTGCATCCAAGATTAATCAACTCGCACCACAAGTAAGAACTCGTTTTGCAAATGGTGTGAAAAAGTTTCTTGCAGATAATCGTCCAGAACTTGATTGCAACATTGCATTCTCTTATCGTTCACTTGGACAACAGCAAGAACTTCGTAGTCGATGGGAAGCAAACAATTCGGTGGGATACGCAGCAAGGCCTGGTTACTCTTGGCACAACTATGGTTCTGCTATTGACTTGACAATCTATTATGACAACGGACAAACTTATGATGATGGAAGAACTGGCGTATCTAGATATACGCAGACTGCTCGAGCAGCCTTCGCTCCATCTGGACTTGTAAACGAAATTGAAAATGACAGTGGACATTTCTATCCATCTGCCTTTGGTAAAACTCCCCCAGACAATTTGAGAAGTGGTAGTATTACTCTTGCAGAACTTGCCACTGAAAAAGGAATTGCATAATGGCATATACGATTGAAGCAGGAAGAATTGTTTTTGATGAAGCGCCAGCGGATGGTGCAGAAGTTGAAATCATTGTTTCTAAATCAAACAACCTCAATGGTTTCTCAGACCCCAATTCGTTCTATCCTCGTAGGGTAAACGAACCAGATACAAATAGACTTGCAGCAAACGATTTGCGGAATCAACATCCAGTGGTTCAACGCAAAAGAGAATCAGTTGACGATTTAACTGGTGAACCTAAAACCGCATTCGGGGCTCAGTATCCTTTCAACCATGTAAAGGAAACTGAATCTGGTCACATTGTTGAGTTTGATGATACGCCAGGCAGAGAAAGAATTCATGAGTATCATAGAGCAGGAACTTTCTATGAGATTCATCCAGACGGTTCAAAGGTAACTAAGGTTGTCGGAGAAGATTATGAGATTGTTCACAAAGATAAGAAACTTCGTGTTCGTGGTAATATAGAAGTTTATGTGGATGGTGATGCATCTCTTTATGTTCGTGGTGACATGGATGCACAAGTTGATGAGAACTTTAAACTGAATGTCGGAAAGAATATTGATATCCATGCTGGACAGAACATTCGTATGTTTGCAAACCAAGCTATGGAGATGACTTCCAAAACAACAATGTCGCAAACCTCTGTTGGTAATATGTTAATGCAAGCAGATGGTAAGATGCAAATCATAACAGCATCTGATTTTACTAATTCAGTTCTTGGCAACTATGACATGGTGGTTGATGGGAACTATGTTAAACAAGTTGACGGAACATACGCAACACAGATTACTGGTAACTCAAGTTTCATAACAGAAGGAACATATACTGCTGCATCTACTGGTGCAATGCAGTTAGACGCAAACGCAACCCTAAAGGTTGGTGCCTCTGGTGCAATTGATATTGACGGTTCAACTGTTGACTTGAATAGTAATGGAAGAAGTGCGGTAACTATTGCACCTATCGTTCCTAGAGTATCCCCATCTCCCGCTGTGGTTGGTATTGCACCAGCAATGACTTATGTTGACAGTGGAACTTTAGACACTGGTATCAAAGCATGGACAAATGAATCCACTCTACTTGATACTGACGGATATCCAGCATCTCTTACTGTTCCTAAGAGTGCAGAGGTTCTTGCACCTAAACCATTTGTGGTATTGAAGGATGATGATTCATTCCATGCAAATGATGATGAGGAACTTTCATTAGATGATGTTCGTGCTGCGGTAACTCGTGGTGACATTCGCCCATCCTCTATGTCAGACTATTCGTTCAATGCACTAGAGGGAAGTTATACACTACAGAACATTACAAGATCGGTAACTGCTAGACCAATTATTCCTGTAGATAATTCTGGAGATCATACAACATCTGATAATCCATATATCTCAGAACCAGAAGCAACAAATACTTCTGTATCACCTAACCCAACTGATGCTTCCAACTATGATGCAGAGGGTAAGTTCATTGGTGGTATTAACTATCGTTTACAGATATCACCTAACTTTAAGTTGCGTGACATATCTTCAAGTGCGGTAGTAACCAAGAACCGTATTGTTCATAATCAACATGGTAATACGGAACAAGTTATTATTGATAATCTATCTGTCCTTGCAAACAATGTTCTTGAACCAATCAAGACAAAGTATCCAAATATGTTTGTAACTTCTGGTTTCCGAATTGGAAGTGGAACATCACAACATGAAAGAGGAATGGCTGCTGATATGCAATTTACAGGTGCAGCAAAATCTGATTACATTAATATCGCAACTTGGATTCGTGAGAATGTTCCACACGATCAATTAATTCTAGAATTCAAAAACACAGGAACAGGATTGCCATGGATTCACATTTCATGTAAAGATGCGGGCAATCGCAACCAGATATTCACGATGTGGAATCATAGTAGATACGGAGACATTGGTAAGTTTTACCAGTTAGCATAATATGCCAGCAATCAGTAGAGTAGGATTAGATAGTCATGTGGGTCACGCAAGCCCGACCCCTAATCCATTTCATCAAACATCCTATGCATCTGGTTCGCCAAATGTTTCGTGCAACAGTGCTGCGGTTGTTCGTATAGGTGATGCTACAGGTTGTGGTGATCCAGCAGTTGGTGGAAGTTCAACAGTAAAGATAAACGGAATTGGTGTTCATAGACTTGGGGATGCCACAGGTGGACATGGGAGTTGGGTGCCGAATGCATCAGCGTCTGGTTCGCCCACAGTATCAGCAGGGGGTTAGATATGTATGAATACAGATGCACAGTAGTAAAGATTATTGACGGAGACACAGTTGATGTAGACATTGACTTGGGGTTTGGCGTTTGGTTAAAGAAGGAACGGATTAGACTTCACGGTATTGATACACCAGAAAGTCGCACAAGAGATTTAGAAGAAAAGAAGTATGGACTTGCTGCAAAGGAATTCCTTACTGGTATGTTGAATGATAAGGGTGGAGTTGTTCTTAAAACACATAAGGATGCAGAAGGTAAGTTCGGCAGAATACTTGGTGAGTTATGGAGAACCACAGACTTCGCAGACAAATCAATCAATGAATATATGATTGAGAAACATCATGCGGTTCGTTACATGGGGCAATCCAAAGATGATATCGCAGAACAACATATCAAGAACAGACAGTTCATCAATCTCTGATATTCGTTATAAATAGAAACAGGAGATTATAAATGGCAGTAAATCCGACAGCATTTGACGATGCACAGGCAACAAACAATTCAGAAAGAGCTTCTAGACTATTCAAAGATATTAGTCTATCTTTCACTAAGCACCCTGTTACTGGTGACATTGCTAAACTATCTGATGTAGATGCTATCAAGAGAAGCGTAAGAAATCTCATCAACACAAATCACTATGAGAGACCATTCCATCCAGAGATTGGTTCTGATATTCGTGACGCATTGTTTGAACCTGTTTCACCAATTGTAGCAAACCTTCTTGCAAGACATGTAGAGGATTGCATCAATAACTTTGAACCAAGAGTAGACTTGTCAAATGTTATTTGTATCGGTGACATAGACAGAAACCAGTATGAGATTGTAATTGAATTTTATATTGTTAATTCTCCGACTGAACTACAAACAGTTAATTTATTTTTAGAGAGACTAAGATAAGATGGCAACAAAACTCCAAGTTACTGAATTAGATTTTGATGATATCAAAGCTAATCTAAAAACATACATGAAGAACCAATCAGAATTTTCTGATTATAATTTTGAGGGTTCTGGACTTTCAACTATTATTGACCTTCTGGCATACAACACACATTACCTTGCCATGAATGCCAATATGGCAATTAATGAATCGTTCTTGGACACTGCAACTCTTCGTTCTTCTGTAGTCTCTCATGCAAAGACATTGGGTTATACTCCTCGTTCAGTTCGTGCTCCTGTTGCTTATCTAGATGTAACTCTAAACAATTCAGTTATAACTTCTGCAACAATTGATAAGGGAACTAAATTCACAACTCAAGTTGATGGAACAACTTATGGGTTTGTTGTTAATGAAGCATTAAGTATCACACCAACAAATGGTGTTCTTCGTTTTTCAAACCTTCCAGTATATGAAGGAACACTTGTTACTACAAAATATACTGTAGACAATTCAAACCTAGATAAACAATATCTTCTAACAGATAATCGTGCAGACACAACTACATTAAAAGTTTCTGTTCAAAATTCTTCTGCTGATTTAACAACAACAACTTACACTATCGCTACTGACATTTCAAAAGTAACTGCAACATCTAATGTTTACTTTCTACAGGAAGTTGATGGTGGTAAGTTTGAAGTTTATTTTGGTGACAATGTTGTTGGTAAAAAACTTTCTGATGGTAACATTGTTATTCTAGAATATGTTGTTACGAATAAAGGTGCCGCTAATGGTGCAAAAACTTTTAGTGGAACATCTGTATCTGGTGTAACTGATATTACCATTGCAACTCTTGTTGCTGCTAATGGTGGTGCAGACGCAGAAACAATTCAGTCTATCAAATACAACGCACCTTTAGATTATGCATCTCAAGGTCGTGCAGTTACTACTGAGGATTATAAAGTTATCATTCCACAAATATATGCAGACACTAAAGCTCTACAGGTATGGGGTGGTGAGGATAACGATCCGCCAAGATATGGACAGGTTTATATTTCAATTAAAACAAAGTCTGGAATTAATTTAACACAAGCACAAAAGAATGTTATTGCTTCTTCACTAGACAAGTATAATATTGCTTCTGTTCGTCCAACTATTGTTGATCCAGAAACAACAAAAATTAGAATCATTACTACTGTTAAGTTTGATGCAAACAAAACAACAAAGGCTGCATCAGATATTGCGACTGTTGTTCGTAACACAATGACAACTTATAACACTAGTGATTTAGAAAAGTTTGATGGAGTGTTTAGATATTCTAAACTGTCTCGTTTGATTGATGCTAGTGACCCATCTATTCTTTCAAACATCTCTACGATTAAAATTGTTAAGAGTATTACTCCATCACTAAACACAACAACACAGTATATTATTAACTACGCAAATAAATTATTTAATCCACATGCTGGACATAATACTTTGGGTGGTGGTATCACTTCATCTACTGGTTTTAAAATAACTGGAAATACGAATACATTCTATTTGGATGATGACGGCAATGGTAATGTGAGATTGTATTATCTCGTTGGTGGAACAACAAGAACATATCAGAACTCTACACTTGGAACAATCAATTATGCTACAGGGGTTATAACAATTCCTTCTCTTAGTATTACGTCAACAGTAAATACTAATGGAACAATTGATATTGTAGTTCAATCAAGTTCTAATGATATTGTTCCAGTTCGTAATCAGTTACTTGAAATTGATATTGCAAACACTAAAGTTACTGCTGAAGTTGATACAATTGAATCTGGTGGTTCTTCTGCTGGAACTGGTTATACAACGACATCTTCTTATTAAGGTTTTATAAATGTCTGGACATGAACCAACATTAAAAAATAAAGTATCTCCACATATTCAGTCACAGTTGCCTGAATTTGTAAAGGAAGATCATCCTCTCTTTTCTCTGTTTCTCAAATACTATTATGAGTTTCTAGAAGCGGGGGAGTTGACTCTTTCTGGTTCAAACAATTATGTAATTGAAGAGACACTTACAAAGAATTATATTCTTGACGAAACTGGCGAGAATGTAGTCCTAGAAGATTCTGTTGGTAAGTTTGCTGTTGGTGAAACAATCACTGGTGCTATTACTGGTGCTACTGCAAAAATTCTTGTAGATGATTTTGACAATAATAAAAGATTATTCATATCATCACAACAAAGATTCCAGACAGGAGAAACCATCACTGGTGCATCCTCTAATGCAACTTCTACTGTTGTATCTTATCGTGCTAACCCTGTTCAGAACATTCAACAACTTCTTGCATACGCTGATGTAGATAACACAGTCTATGATTTCCTTGATAAGTTTAGAGATTCATTTATGGAGTCTCTTCCTAATACTCTTGCAGATGGTATCTCAAAAAGAAAACTTATCAAGAATATTAAAGACATGTATGCCGCAAAAGGAACGGAGAGTGGACACAAACTATTCTTCCGAATTCTTTTTAATGAAGAAGCAACTATCCTTTATCCTAGAGATAATCTATTACGTCCATCTGATGGTCAATGGTCTACTGATAAGATTATTCGTATCATTGAAGATGGAACATCTGATTTTAACAAAGCGGCAGGACAAAGAGTAACAGGTGCTACGTCTGGCGCATCAGCTCTAATCGCTACTGTAATTAAATTTAGAGAAGGTGCAACTCAAATCGCTGAGTTGAATCTTGATGCTAACTCTGTTAGTGGAACATTTAGTGCTGGGGAAACAGTAACAACAATTGATACTGCCCTTGATTTAGAAATTTCTGGTATAGTAAAAAGTATTGTTATTGAAGGAACAGTAACAGTTGGTGGTGCATATTATGACACCAGTGATCCAGTATCAGTAACAGGTGGTGGTGGTAACAATGCTGCTACTGCTCGTGTTGAGTCTGCCGGCGCTGGTTCGGTTGATGCTATCATGATTGAATCTGGTGGTAGTGGATATACTGCTGGTGAAGAACTTAGATTTGATAATTCTAATACAGAAGGTAAAGATGTTCGTGCAAAGATTGCTGTTGTTGGTGGTGCGTTTCTATTAGAACCAGACACCGCTCCAGACCATTTCATTACAGAAGATGGCAATCTAATTGTAACAGAAGATCGTTTCTATGTTAATCAAGAAGAGACTGTTGGTGATCTAGACCATTTAGTATTTGAAGATGGTGGACAGATGGTCTTGGAAGAACAAACTTTCACAGACTTGGGTGTTGCATCTGAGATTGGTGAGATTACCAAGATTGATATGATTAACAAAGGTAATGGTTTTATTAAGCTTCCTTTGGTTTCTGACAGTTTAACAAGTTCTGGTTCTGGTGCAAGTCTTTATGCAATATCAAATGTCTCTCCAATGATTGGACATGTTGAGGGTATTGCAATCACAAACTTTGGTTTGGATTATGCATCTAGTCCTACATTTACTCTTAACAGAAATGTCATTGTTAAAAATGTCGTGGGCTCTTTTGTTGCTGGTGATTCTTTAACAAGTCATACTGGAACAGTTGTCAATTTCGATTCATCTAGAAATCTTCTAGAACTTCAAACTGTTGTCACTCTTAATGAGGGTGATGTTGTTACTACAATTACTGGTGCTACTGCACAAGTCTTTCAGTCAAACCCAGCAACTGCAACTTCAACTGTAGGAACGGTTGGAACAACGGTTGGACAATTTGTAACTGACAGAGGTAAAGTCTCTGTCGATACAATGAAAATCCAAGACAGTTATTATTACCAAGACTATTCTTATGTTGTTCGTATTGGACAATCAATCAATGAGTGGAGAGAATCTATTAGACGTTCTGTTCACCCTGCTGGTTGGAACGTCTTTGGTGAGGTTTCTTTTGCTTCACTTGTTTCTGCAACAATTCAAAATCCAACTGCTGGTTCGGTTGGGGATTATGTTGGTGATGATACATATTCACCAGAACTTGCATCGACATTCAATACACTGTTCACAACTATCTTTGGTAGAAGGTTGGGAACAACTACAGATGGAACTTCATTAGTCTCTGCTCCAACACAAGGATACCCAGCGGACACTGGACTTCCAAATGGTAGAGATGTTACCTTAACAAGCGCAGTTCATGTTCAAATGAAAACTGCAAGAGGTTCGCACCTAACAGGCCCAACACTAGAAAATGTCGCTAAGTATGCTTTTGCAGTTCACCCAACTACGACAAGTGAAGCGATTGCACACTATCCAGGCCTAACAAGAACAGCAACAGCTGGTGACAACCTATCTAGAGATCAATACAGTATTGCTCAGATTGGTGAGTTCAGAATTAATCAACTTTCAGAATCAGATGGTTCTGGTGGATATAGAATACCAGAGAGTGCATATACAACTCGTATAAACATCATGCCTCCATCTGAGATATATATTGATAGAGGAGCACTAATCAATGCATTTGATAACTCCTTCATTACATTTGATGACGGCATA